AGGTCGAAGGCTTCACGAATCTGGGTGCAGGTACTGAACGATGCCGGCGCCGAGATTCGTGAAGCCTTCGACCTCGACGTCCTTACGGCCAAGCTGCGCGCCTCTGCCTACGCCGTCGAGCTGCTCGGTGAGGCGCTGCAGGACAACTTCGTCTCGGCGATCGACTCACTGGCCGATGTGCTGGCCCAGGCCGTTGACGAGACGGGCAACCTGAAGGAAGGCCTGCGCGCGTGGCTGCACGAATGGGCCATGAACAACCTGCGCACGATGATCGGCACCGCGCTGAACAGCGTGCTGACGCAGGTGCTGAACGGGGTGAAGGGCGGCGCGGCAGCGCCGGAAGGCGTTGGCGGCGTCATCACCAAGGTCGGGGGCTGGATCGGCGATGTCCTTGGCATCGGCAAGGACGACCAAGGCAAGGCGCGCGAGGGCGGCGCCCTGGCCAAGCCGGTGGACTGGCTGCAGAAGATCTTCGGCTTCGGCAAGGACGACGGGCTGGAAGAGATCGACCTCGGATCCCTCCCTGCCAAGCTGCCCGAAAGCGGCGTTCCCCTGCCTACCTCGCCGGAGCAGGCCGCCCAGGTCCAGCAGACGGCGGCTCAGATGCAGCAGGAGGCCGCCCAGATGCAGCTGGAGGCGGCGAATGCCCCGCCCCAGTGCTGCCCTGAGGGCGGCGGCGCGGCGGCCTCCACGCCCGGCACAGACGTGCTGGGAGCGGCTGCCGACAAGATCGGCGGTGCCGCCGGCGACCTGAAGAAGACCAGCGTCGTTCTGGGCAGCGTGACGCAGGCCCTGAAGGCCGGCGCCTCGGCGGCCATGGCGCAGGCCAACATCTCGCGCGAGCAGACGGTGACCTCGATCGTCACCGACAAGCTCGTCGAGGCGGGCATGAGCTACGCCATGAACGCCGCCGGCAGCTACGTCGGCGGCAAGATCGAGGGCACGGCCACGACGTGGGGCGTCGGCGAGGGGATCCCCGGCACGACCCCGGACGGGCCGACCACCTCCGGCCCGACCAACCTGCCGACACCGGCCGGCGCGCGCGGCAGCGTGACCGTCCTGCGCCCGGGGGACGAGGACTACATCCCCGGCTACGCCACGGGCGTGGTGTTCGACCAAGGCGCCGGCCTCAAGGACTCCCTGATCCAAGGCCCCGGCACCGGCACCAGCGACTCGATCCTGGCTGTCGGCCCTGCTGGCCCGATCAAGGTCGCCAACGGCGAGTCGATCCTCAACCAGCCGGCCACCGCGCTGCTGGGCGCGGACTTCATCAACGGCCTGAACAAGAGCGCCATGCGCGGGTATGCCGCCGGCGGGGTGGTGGGCGATGCCCAGGCGCAGATCGGCAAGGCGGCCCCGGCGCCGGGGCTGGCCACCGCGCCGAGCCAAGCCGCGCCGAAGGTCGAGATGACGACGATCAACGCGATCGACTCCCCGAGCGTCCTGCAGTCGGCCCTGAACTCGCCGGCCGGCACGAAGACGATCCTCAACTTCATGCGGGCCAATAAGGGCCGCATCAACACGACGCTCAACTCATGACCTACAGCACCGGCGATCTGTTTCCCTTCGAGCCCGACTGGTCGGACGGCGTCATCGAGCGCATGGAGTGGATGACCGACATCCTGCGGGCGAACAACGGCGACGAGCAGCGCGTGGGGGTGCGCGACCAGCCCCGCGTCTCTCTCAGCGTGCGCTACCTGCTGCAGCGCAACGACGCGGCGTTCTTGCGCAACTTGGCGTGGCGCCGCTCGTTTTACTACTTCTACCTGCCGTTCTGGCCGCACCGCAACGTGGTGACCAGCACCGCCGGCAGCGGGTCCACCACGATCCAAACGCCGGGACTCGAGCTGAGCGTGACGACCGGCTCGTACGTGGCGTTCATGGGCGCGGACGGGCGGCAGGTGGAAGTGAAGCAGGTGAGCTCGTCCTCGACCAACAACATTGTGCTGACCTCGGCCATCACCAACGACTGGCCCGCGCGCACGACGATCGTCCCCTGCGCGCGCGGGCACTTGGACAACGACTTCCAGCTGAGCCTGACGCAGGTAACGCCCAACGTCACGCGCGCCGAGACGCAGTTCCTGTTCGACCCGCGCGCTAACCCCCTGCTGATGCCGCAGGGGCTTCCAGACTTCATCTACGCAGGGCACGAGTTGTGGGTGCATGAGCCGAACTGGATCAACGATATCCCGCTCGACACGCGCCACTTCACGCAGCTGATCGACCGGCGCGTCGGCACGTTCCGCGAGAACAGCTACGGCCTGATGACCTGGATGCTGCCAGAGCAGGTGATGCAAGGCAGCTGGTTCCTGAAGGGCAGGGCAGCCATCGACAAGTTCCGGCAGTTCCTGGCGCGCCGGCACGGGCGCATGAACACGTTCTGGACGCCGTCGTGGGGTTGGGACTTCGAGCTGGTCAGCCCTATCGGGCCTGCCGACACCGTGATCACGGTGAAGTACAACTACACCGCCTACACGCCGGCGCCCGGCCGGCAGCACATCATGATCCGCTCCAAGAGCGGGGTTTACTGGCCCTGCGAAGTGGACAACATCACGGACAATGGCGACGGCACCAGCGCCGTGACCATCGGCGCGGCGCTGGGCAGCGCGCTGGCCGTCGCCAACGTCGACAGGATCATGTGGCTGCACTGCGCCCGACTGGCGTCTGACACCGTGGAGCTGCGCTGGGAACACACGCAGTTCGCCGAAGCGCGGATGTCCCTGTCGTTCATGACAGACCGCGGAACCGTGGCCTAAAGGAGAACCTGCATGCAAATAGTCCCCTACATCGTCAAGCAGCTGTTCGAGTTCGTGTGCGGCACCGAGACGTTTTACTACACGTCCTCCGCGCTGGCAGAGACGGTTGGCGCCAATACCTACATCCCGAAGGTCATCAGCGTTGGGCCGATCGCCGCGTCCACCGAGCAGGCGAAGAACGGCGTGGTGATCACCGTCGACAGCATGAATCCGGTGGCCGCGCTGTTCACCCCCACCGCGCCACCTTTCCCTGTCGAAGTCATCATCAAGCGCTTCAACGAGGGAGGTCTCGGCCTGACCGATCTGGTCTGGTCAGGCACTGCGCTCGGCGCCGTGTGGACAGAGACGGACGAGTGCGAGATTACCTGTGAGCCGATCACGGTGAGTTTCGGGCGCAACGGCTTGGCTCGCCGGTACACGAAGCGCTGCCCCTACGCGCTCTACGACGCGGACACGTGCAAGGTGAGCAGCGCCACCTGGGCTCACACGACCACGGTCACCGGCCTCATCGGCTCTGCCATTACCGTGGCATCAGGCCTCGGCATCCCCTACGCCGGGGGCTATGTCGAATGGAACAACGGCACGCACCTCGAGCGGCGCTACGTCGAGGGGCACCTGGCCAACGTGCTGGGCCTGATGCAGCCGTTCACCGCGATCCCGGTGGGGGCAACGGTGGTCATCTACCCGGGGTGTGACCGCAAGATTGCCACCTGCCACGCGACGTTCAACAACCGGATCAACTACGGCGGCTTCCCCTACATGCGCACGGTCAACGTGTTCAAGAACGGGTTCGGCAACTATCAGGAGATAGACACGTACGTCCCGAATTCTGACAACTTTGCCGCGATACGAAGCCAGATCGCCGCGCTAAATCCCCCGTGAGGCACTGAATATGTTCTGGGCTCAAGTCATCATGTTTGCGATCTCGCTGATCGTGGCGATTGTCACGCGTCCGCGAGCGCCGAAAACCAAGTCACTCACCCTGCAGGATTTCGACATACCGACAGCAGAAGAGGATCGCAGCATCCCGGTCATCTTCGGCACGCAGACCATCACCGGGCCGAACGTCGTGTGGCACGGCGACTTCGAGCCAGACGTGCAGACGAAGGATGGCGTGAAGACCCGGAACTACTACCTCGGCATGCACTTCGTTGCCTGCTACGGGCCTATCGACTCCCTGCTGAAGATCATGGTCGACACCTCGGACGTGTACACCACGCCGGTGACGGCCAACACGACCATCACGCTGAACAAGCCGGATCTGTTTGGCGGAAGGAAAGCTGAGGGAGGAATCGCTGGGCCGCTCAACGTGATGTTAGGCGGTGCCGGGCAGACGGCCAACGCCTATCTGACGGCCAAACAGGGAGCTGATCAGCCGGCATATTTCGGGGTCGTGTCGCTCGTCTACAACAGGGGTCTTGTCTCTGCCAACTCCTCGTACCTGAAGCCGTGGAGCTTCAAGTGCAAACGCATTCTGCAGGGGTGGGTCTCCAGCGCCGGCACGACGGCGTGGTATCCAGAGAAGGCCGAGGTGCTCAACGAGCTGGCCGCCCCCAGCGGCGACATGAACGCGGTGCACGTGCTCTACGAGTGCATCACGAACCGCTCATGGGGCGGCATGCGCCGCAGCCCCGCCATGCTGGACGACGCGAACTGGCGTGCCGCCGCGGACACCTGCTACACCGAGGGTATGGGGATCTCGACGATATGGGTCAGGGAAGGCCCGGTGGAGGACTTCATCCGCATCGTTCTCGACCACATTGGTGCGGCGATCGGTCAGGACATGTCGACCGGCAAGATCACGATCACGCTGATCCGCGATGACTACGATCACGGCGGGCTGACGCTGCTCGATGAGTCGATCATCATCGACATGCCCTCGTTCGAGCGCCCGGGACAGGGCGAGATCGTCAACCAGGTCATCCTGACCTACGTCGATCAGGCGACCAACAAGGCCGTGCCGCTGGCGGATCACAACCTCGCCTCCATCCAGTCGCAGGGGTTCACGGTTTCCGAGTCGATCGACCGCTCGATGTTCAGCCGGGTGGATGTGGCAGGAAGGGCGCTGACGCGTGAGCTGAAGGCCCGCTCGACGCCACTGGCCAAGGGCACCATCACCTGCAACCGCGAGCACTGGAAGACCATCATCCCCGGCTCCGTGTTCGGCCTGCAGTGGGCCAAGCGCAACATCGGCTTCATTATCATCCGCATCACCGATGTCGACTACGGCGACATCGAAAACAACATGCTGACGGTGCAGTTCGTCGAGGACATCTATGGGCTGGCCGACGCCAATTACATCGCTTTGCAGCCTTCGCTTTACGACGAGGACACCACCCCTGACACGATCACCATCCAAGGCCTGTACGAGGCCCCCTACTGGATGGCGCGGCAGGTTCTCGGCCCGATCTACGGCCCCGTCCTGCCGCCCGGCCCGGGGTGGATCACCACGGTGGCGGCGCGGCAGAACTATTACGAGATCGACTATGACATGTGGAGTCGCAAGGATGTCGACGCCTACGCGCTCAGCGGCAAATCGATGCCGTTCAATAACACGGCCCAGCTGTCAGCGGCGCTTGGGCAGGCCTCTGCCAACGTCAGCGTCGGGGTGACCGCTTCCAACCTGCGCCCCGACATGGAGTTCCCCAAGACCGCTATTCTCGGGAACAACCCAAACGCTGGCGAGTTCATCGCTATTACAGGGGCCACGGTCTCGGACGGGGTCGTCACGGCGATCGATTGCATACGCGCGCTGTGGGACACCACCGCGGCACATCACCCGGCAGGCACTCGATTGTGGCTGCTCGACGGCGTGCCGCTCACGATCTTCAACTGGCCATACGGAAACGAGTACGCAGGCGGTGACTTCGTCGATGCGAAGATCCTGCCTCGCACGGACGCGGGAATGCTCGATATAAGCGCGGCCACCGAGATGTCGCTTCAGATGGTCTACCGCCACGTGCGTCCGTACCCGCCAGGCGGCGTGAACATCGATGCGGTGGAATTCCCAGCGATCGCCGCAGCCGGCTTCACCGTGACGTGGGTGCATCGCAACCGACTGTCCGAGCTGGTCAACGCGCAGTGGAGCCCGTCCGACGGGCCGGAAGCCAACACGCAGTATGCCGGCGAGATCTACGACGACACGACGGACATTTTGCTAGACAGCAGCTACAACATGACCGGGCTGTCGTGGACGCCGACCCTGTCCTGCCCGGCCGGCACGCGCCTGCGCCTCGAGCTGTGGAGCGGCATCGGCATCTACCTGTTCAGCTGGCAGAAGCAGATACGCATCTTCGACTACATCAGCACCAGCGGCTTGACTACAACTGCGGATGTCGTTGAAGGGGAGCCTGGGGGAGGAGCCCCGCCGGTGCCCACAGTGACTGCCATCACCGATGCGTGGAGTTTCGCCTGTTCCGACGAGACGGCCACTCCTCTGACGACGGGGGTAAAGATCACCGACAGGGCGCCGTACGCCTTCAGGATCAGTGGCGTGAAAGCCACTCTGGTCACCCCTCAAGTGTCTGGAACTTTGATTTCTATCGACGTGAAGGTAGACGGGGTCTCAATTTTTTCAACTTTGCTCACGTTCGACAACACCCACGATACTACCGTGACGGCTACCACTCCGGCGGCCATTGAAGGCGGCTACAAGGACTTGGCCGAGAACGACAAGTTCACGATAGAGATCGTTACCGTAGGATCTGAAACTGTCGCCACAGGGCTGAAGGTGCACCTTATAAACGGCACCGTTGCTGCGGAGGGGCCACCAGTATGAGCTACCTGATCAACCCGTACCTCACTTCTCCACCTTCCATGCCTGCGGGAGACTTCATCGACTTCAGCGCGCACGGTTCTGAGCTATTCGAGTCCCCGTACGGGGCAGTAGGGTATGGTCACAGCATCACCGCGTTTCGCACCGTGGAGGGAGGAAGCACGCTTATCCATGTCTACGAGTACTCTGGGGGAGGCGCTCCTGGCTGGACGTATACGAACTCGGTAGATCTGAGCACTCCAGGGCCTGGAACCACTTATCTTCCTGTCGGCAAGTTTCTCAGCACTGGCCCTATTTCCGTAGCAGACGCAGACCCTTCCATCGTGGTAGGCGGGGTGTATGACTCCAACCTGGACGATGTCGGAGAGAACTCCGCTCTGGCTTTCATCAGCAAGGTCAGCGGAGTGTGGCAGATGGTCGAATGCCTCGTCGTGGCCGGTTACCCGGCCAGCTGTGACAGGCTGTCAGCATCCTCTAACGGAACCTATGTGGCGTACCACGGAGCGGCAGGAGATCTCAGAATAGCGAGAAGAACAGGCGGGCATTACACCGCCAACCAGACCATCTCCTTTTCCAAGGGAAGCACTTGGGACATCATGATGGAGCCGGGAAGTTCCAAACTTTTTGTCGGGACAGGGACTGGAAGTGGAGGAGTGCGTGTCTACACTCGGTCGGGCACTACGTTTTCACTGACAACCACGATCGCCAAGCCGGCAGCAGATTCAGTCGCGGACTTTGGAAAACGCATTGCCTGCAACCAAGGCGCAGTTTCACTTCGCGTTATCGCAGGCTCTGCGGGCGTCTATCTTTACAACAACTCGAACACCCTGATAGGAACTTTTTCCATCCCTGGAAACGCCGCTAAAGAAATCGCGGCCAGCTCCTCTGCTGACACCGTGTATGTGGCGGTTGCCGGCGAGGGAATACGCATTTACGTCAACAGCGGTTCTTGGGTCGATAGCTATACCACGTTGACCCCCTATGCGGGATTCTCTCCCGGCAGTGGCAGGTCTTATGGGGATCTGGGGTTCAGCGCTGCCGACTTCTACGGCGACGGGGAACCTTACCTCCTGCTGGCTTCAGGAGGAGATCAAGGCATTGGTGTTGTATACACGCCGCAGCCTTGATGTCAACGACCGTCCTCGTTCATCCACCGCAGCAGCTGGCGCACGTTGTAGCCCAGCTGGTCCAGCGACTGGTTGTTGTGCAGCGTCACGTCGTCCGGGTGAGGCTCTATTCCCGCTTCGCTGACGTGCCCTGCCAACCCGGAGATGTTCGAAGTTCCGTTGCGCACCAGCCGCCAAATCTTGCCGCCCTGCGAGCGTACCCAGCGGGCTTCGTCCTCGAAGCGCACGTCAGTTATCACCACCGAGTTCTCCGACGCAGCGTACTTATCCGCCGCCAGCCATACCCAGAAGCGTGGATCCACATTGTGCCGGATCCCCTGCGTGCCGACGGCTTGCAGCAGCATGCGTGGCGTGATGTGTTGAGGCCAGTCCGCGCGCAGCGGCTTGTCCTTGTTCTCGTCGCTGAACAGTGTCTCTGCAGGCTCCCCGACGATAGCCGCAACGCCCGCTTTCAGCGGGTCGGCGAACGATACGCGGTGAAAGCCCTGTTCGATGAGGAAGCCTGCAACCGTGTCTTTGCCGCTGCGCGCGCGGCCGGTGATACCAATCAAAAGCTTTTTCACGATATCTCCTTACCAACCTGCTGTAGTGCTGCCAGTGCCAATGTAGAACGGCTGCACGGGGGGCTGCATCCCGGCTTCCGGCGTGTAGCTGAAAGCGGCCAGCAGGGCCAGTGCCGTGCGTGCGCGCTCTTCGGCCTTCGCGATCTCGCTGAGGTTCTTCTCGGCCTGCTCGCACACGTCGTTAAGGCGCACCTCGAAGACGTTCACTTCACCGTTCGTCGAGAACCTCCCCTGCAGCCGGTGTGCCTTGTCCAAGCTCTTCTGCACTTGGTGCTTGGCCTTGTCTATCGCCTGAATCTCCGAGTTGAGATTCATCCGCACGTGCTCCAGCGGGTTCGCCACGACAGGCTTCCCGTTGAACTGCGCGTCGAGCCAGCCAGAGAAGATGCTGGCGATTTGCCCCAGCGCCTCGGACTCGACCTGGCCGAACGGCGGGGCTTCCGCCCCGTGCAGGGAGAAGTACTCCCTCGCCTCTGCCGTGCCGATCAGGTCGTAGGCTTTCTGGATGTCGCGGAACGCGTGCAGGTCACCTCCCTTGTCCGGGTGGTGCTTCTGCGCCAGCTTGCGATACGCCGCGCGGATCGCCGCGTCGTCGGCGCCGTCAGGGACGTTGAGCGTCGTGTAAGGGTCCACTACCTGCCTCCGGCTAATCCAACTTCAGTTCTATACGGGAGAGCACCTCTGCTTGCTTCACGGTCAGCACGCGCCCTTCGTGAAGGTCTGCCAAGCTGTTGATGAAGTCGTACTCCCACTCGGTCAGGTTCTCTGGCTGATCCATGGCTTCCATGACCACGCGCTTTTGTTCGGGACTCATCACTCACCTCCCAGCACAATTTGGTTGCTGCACACGCTCGAATCGTACGGGCTGTGCGAGATCGTGATGATCTGCTTGCCCAAGCTGGCCAGCATGGCCGAGGTGGCCATGCTGTTCTCAGGGCTCATGTCGGCCGTCGGCTCGTCGATCAGCAGGACGTCGATCGGGCAGCCGGCCGACTCGGCCAAGGCCATCTGCACGCTGAGCCCCATGATCGCCGCCTGCGCGCCGCTGGCCTCCTTCACCTGCATCTCGTGCCCGTCCTCGAGGTAGGTGAACTTCCCGTCCTCGGTGCGGCGGATCTCGTCGATCTGCCCGTCGGTGCAGGTCGAGACGAAGTCGCTGGCCGCGGCCATGAAGCAGGCCCAGACCTGCCCGGCGTAGCGATCGCGGCTGTCGCGCAGGAACTTCTGCAGGGTCTTGGCGGCCGTGCCCCGGGCCAGCGCCTTGGCGCGTAGCGCCTGGCGCGCCTCGGTCGAGGCGAGCACCTCGCGCAGGGACCGCGCCCGCAGGGTGAACACCTCGACGGTCCCCTGCGCCTCGGCCACGTCGACCCGGAGCGAGGCGATCTTCTCCCGCAGCACCTTCTCGCGCGCATCGGCGTCTCCCAGCGCCTGAGGGTCGTACTCCAGCTGCTCCGAAGCTGCCTCAGCCTCCTGCAGCCGGCCCTGTGCCTCCACCAGGTCCGTCCTGAGGCGTGCCAGCGAGCTGGCTGCCCTCGCGTACTCCTTGAGCTGGGAGCGGGCCTCGGTAAGCTCCCTGCGCAGCCGCGGCGTGTCGCTGAAGTCCCGCTCCGCGATCGGCGCCGGCGCGCCGGCCTCGACCCGGGCCAGCTCGCGGTTCGTCTCGGTCACCCGGGTGGTCACGCTGTCCAGCGCCGCCTTGGCCTTGGCCACGGCACTCTCGGCGCGCGAAAGACTGGTCAGGGACGCGGAGATCTCCTCCACCACCTGCTTGGCCGCGGTGGCCTGCGTCTGGG